TCTTAATACATATACGCTGGTGTCGTACTTTCTGTCTCTATTTTCCAAGAACAACAAGTCTTGAATATTTGATAGACTTTGGTTAGTGTAGTTAGGCTGGCTAGGTTGGTTCCAGTAGATGTTAACAGGTTGCCCTGTGTTGATTGCTGAAGTAACGTTGCTGCTGATAGTAATTGTATTGGCAGTGACGTTGGTGCTAAAAATAACTGTATTGCTTTGGATACCGATTCCGGACACAGATTGTCCAACTTCAAATGTGCTTACGTTGGCAAAGGATAGCGTTCTGGTATTGGCGCTGGTATTGCTGGTAGTTACATAGGCATTGGCTTGTGCTGTTGGCCCTAGGTATTTGTGCAACAAAATTCCCGTGCCACCTATGGTAAAGGATTCGCTGATTCTTTTGTCGAAAAATTTATAATCGTTTGTGTGGTTGTCACGCCACATACTTAATCTTGGCATACTGGGTTCCGGTAATAGTGTATTTATGGGTTTGACACTTAATGATTTTGGTTGTACAATAGCAGAATGGATCTAAAAGCACACCACTATAGTAACCATCAAAAATCACTCAACTGCTTCGCACAGTTGCAAACTATGGGTATGATCCCAAAAAGCAAAATGTGGCAGTTCTACCGCAATGTAAGTAGGGCATGGGTAGAGCTGGACAAAGAATTTGTCCTGTGCCGGCGCGCTAATAAATTAACACTAAAGTACACAGAAATGGAGCGCACTTTAGACGAAAGCATTAGAGTATTTGAGCAATACAGTCTAATGGCAGCACTAACGTACTAAGTTGACAATAAACCAAATTGGTTGTATAATTACGATATGTATAAATTAATCAATAAAGCAGGCGCAGAACTAGACGGGTTTGAAACCCTGGATTCTGCTATGCAAGCCGCAAAAGCAGTTGGATTCTTTGTAACTATCAAAGGACCTGACTTTGAAGTTTGCGGTATTTTTGGCGTTGATGCAGTTAAAGACGGCAAGTGCCCAGATGGGGTTGCATACGATTGGAACAAAGCTAGTCGTATTGGCCGAGTACAACGGGAGCGAACATGACCAAAGACTACTTGGGCCGTCCGTTAGAAATTGATGACCACGTGGTCTTTATGGCACAGCATTATCGTCAGTTACGCCTGGCTAAGATCTATGCATTTACCGAATCGGGCAAAGTGCGCATCGGCTGGGGCGAGAACAAATGGCAGAAATTACTGCAAACGGGCGATCAGCTGGTAAAAGTAGAAGGGCCCGATCTCACTTACTTCTTGTTAAATCAGAAAGACTAGTCACTGAGTTGATTTACGAGCTGCCCACCATTCTTGCATCCTCTTAGACTGTATTTTTCGGTATTCGTCGGTTTTAAGATAATCGATATTTTTATTTTGCGACGCCTTCACCATCTTTTTGGCAACCTCTTCGCCGTAAATTTCAACAGCAGTCTTACCTTTGCGAGTAGATTTCTGCACACCTGTTTTTCCTTTGTTCCACGGGACGGCGCCTTTTAATGTATTAGAAATTTTTTGTCGGTGTTCTTTAGTGTGAGTTCGTTTATAACCTGATGCACCTTCTCCACCGTCAGTCACATTAAGCAAGATGCCTGTATTAAGGTCCTTTCGCCCCCACCATCTGATCAATCGTCTTTCTAAGGCACACGCACCCACATTGGATAAGTGTTGTTCTAATAATACAATATTGTCTTTATTTTTTGGTATGGGTACTCTATGTTTTGCAAAAATTCTGTTATCTTTGCCTTTTCCAATATAGTACGGGGTTCCTGCTTTTGCAGTGGATGAGTCTTTGTCGCGCAAGTATGCGTAGACGTAATAAATATTCATGCTGATAGTTCCTAATAAACTGTTAGAGTAGTTGGGGGTTCCAGCCCCGCGAACTACACTTTTATTTATTGCACTTGACAAATAATTCGATTCTTGTTATAATAATGGTTAGATAAACAGATAAAGAGGTTTTTTATGGCGGTTGTTGCCGGTATCAAAATCAAAGTTAAAGCACCGCGTGAAAAGCGCATTGCATTTGCAGATGAAAAGTACACGGGCACTGAACCGGAATGGAACACCGAAGAAGCACTGGCTATGGAGGACGCAACGTTCGACCATCACCTTCGTCGTAGTTTTTACTACTACAATTATCACTATAGCCAAAAGGACTGTAAGAAACATGTAGTTGCATGGGCACAAAAGCCCGAGAATGGCTTTACTAAAGATGACCTAAAGGCTTACATTCGCAGTTCGGACCGTTCTACTAGCATGACAGCATGTAGTTTGGTGATGGCGCACAAGCAAGGCATGCCCTTGAAGCCACGACACATTGAATTTCTTAAACAAGCCATCCAAGAAGCCATTGAATCAGCTGAGCCGGAAGTTGTTGAGACTGCTGAGGGAGACAAACCTAAAGCATACGTGCCAACTATCCAGGATCGCCTTGCAGAACGCACCAGTGAAATCATCGGAGAGCTAGAAGGTATCTTTGATGACATTGCAACGGGCGTGAAAAACCCAACTAAGCTCTATGAATTCTTAGTTGCTAACAACGTGGTTCAAAGCCAATTGGGGAAATATGAAGGACTATTTCGGAAGCGGAAAGAGGAGCTTGAACTTGCACAGTCCAAAAAAGACGACCAAGTTCGAGAAGGTTATAGCCACCTTAAAGCCGCTGACTTCAAACGAATTATCGGTTGGATCGACGATCTCTTATCCTCGGTTGAACAGTACCGTGGGGTTAAGAAGGCAACAAAGAAGGCTCGAGTCAAGAAAGCGCCTAGCAAAGAAAAACTTGTGGCCAAACTCAAGTACGCAAAAACAGACGCAGTCCTTAAAATTGTGTCTATCAATCCTGCGGACATTATTGGGGCAAGCGAATTGTGGGTATACAATGCCAAAACACGAAAGCTGGGAAAGTACGTGGCTGCAAGTTACAAAACCCTTTCAATTAAAGGGACAAGTATCGAAGGCTTTGACACAGATAAGTCTACAAGTAAGACCCTACGTAAGCCCGAAGAAAAGCTGAAAGAGTTTGCCAAAGCAGGTAAGATCCAGTTGCGCAAGTTCTTGGACGATATCAAAGCTACTGAAACTAAGTTGAATGGGCGCATTAACACAGATGTGCTACTGCTCAGAGTAGCATAACATAAAGAGTCCTGTTAGCTAAATATGGTTAACAGGACTTTTTTATGTCAACAATTATACAACCCGATTTAAAAGGCGACTTGAGCCTTAGAACACAGGACTTAGGTGGCCCCGGTCCCATTAGTCAAGCTAGCGCAATAGCAGCTAACCCACAAATACAAACGCTCAACCAGTTACGAAATGACATGGTTGATTACATTCGTTTACGTTTGGGCGACCAAATTGTTGACGTTGAACTAGACAAAGAACATTACGATCTAGCAATCAAGCAGGCGCTTACTAAGTACAGACAAAAAGCACAAAACGCAGTTGAGGAAAGCTATGCGTTCTTGGACCTAATGCCCAACGTGCAAGAATACATCCTGCCTAATAATATTATGGAAGTGCGCCAAATCTTCCGTAGGGGTATCGGTAGTGTTAGCGGCACCACTGCTAGCCAATTCGAGCCATTCGCCAGCGGATATTTGAATACTTACATGCTAGTAGCAGGCCGCGTTGGCGGTTTAACTAATTACGAACTGTTTTCTCAATATCAAGAGTTGGCTATGACCATGTTCGGTGGGTATATGAACTACACTTGGAACAGAGTAACCAAAAAGCTAACCCTGGTTAGAAAAATTCCCTATGATAACGGCCAAAATATTTCGTTGAATAGTTTATCTGCTAGCGGCACGGCTGTTGGTAGCACTATTACATTTGAAGTAACTACAGCACCACTACAGTCTATTGCAGTAGATGACAGCATTTACATCCAACACTGTCCTACCAGGGGTTACAGCGGTGAATACAGGGTTGCAACAGTCACTGGAACCACTGTCACAGTAGTGGCCAGTCAGATATTGGGTGCAACTTCAGTAACGGGCGCTGACCTACAAAAGGTTACAGTGCTGTTTCCAGACAAAAACCCAGAAACAAACAATATGGAGAGTGTGTTGCTATGGATCTACAACCATAAACCTGATAGTTTATTGTTAAGCGACCCAATGGTTTATCCATGGCTGCAAGAATATGCACTTGCATTCAGTAAATCCATACTAGGACAGGCCCGCGGCAAGTTTGCTAGTATTGCTGGTCCACAGGGCGGCGGTACACTAAATGGTGCAGCTCTGCTAGCAGAAGCTCAAGGCGAAATGGAAAAGCTGGAAGAAGAACTGAAGAACTATGTTGATGGATCGCAACCGTTGACATGGGTTACAGGATAATGTAAAATAGGGCTCTTAGGAGTCCTTTTTTATGATTATAGGTATATGCGGTCTTATCGGTGCCGGCAAAGATACAGCAGCTGATTATTTGGTTAATTTCCATGAGTTTAAGCGAGAAAGTTATGCCGGAACATTAAAAGATGCTGTGGCGGCTGTGTTTGGGTGGGACAGAGACTTGTTGGAAGGCAGGACCAAAACAGCAAGAGAATGGCGCGAGCAAGTAGACCCATGGTGGAGCGAACGATTGAGCATGCCCGATTTAACACCACGCTTGGTATTGCAGCTTTGGGGTACAAATGTATTACGTCAACATTTCCACGATGATATTTGGATCGCCAGCGTAGAAAATAAATTACGCACAACTAAAGACAATATTGTTATCAGTGATTGTAGATTCCCTAATGAAATCGAAAGTATCCGTAGGGCAGGAGGCAGAGTAATTCGTATAGCACGTGGTGCTGATCCAGCTTGGTTTAGTTTGGCCAAAGTTCATGCAGCCGAAATGCCCAATGTGTACCCGAATATTCATGCTAGCGAATACAGTTGGGCCAGTACCGAATTTGATTTAGTTATCGACAATAACGGGTCAATTGAAGATTTGTACACTGAACTTAAAAATCTGGTGTAAGCGGACTTTCTCGCCAGGGTAGATTACCGTGTGCAATTTCTACCCTACAATTTAAACAAACTGTTTTTAGGTTCATAGTAGACGTATTCTTAAGGTTCCCGTCTACATGATAAACAGTCATTTGTTTCTCGGGATACTTGGCCCTGTATCCGCATTTCTCACACACAGGCTTTTTTCTATACCCTGCCTTGAACCATGGCGGCGGAATAGGCTTTAATCTCTTGCCTTGCCTGGCACAGCTATTACAAATTTTTCTATATCGTGTCTTGCCGTTGCTAGTGTAGTTTATAGCAACAGGGTTTTGATGACAAATAGGGCAAATAGGTCTCATTATAATTTACTTAGTATTTCGAAAGGTAGCCCAAACAGACTATATTTTACACGTTTCGATAAATATCTATATAGATTTATGAGGATATGAAACATGGCATTAGTTTCTCCAGGCGTACAAGTTTCAGTAATTGACCAAAGTAACTACGCACCTACCAGTAACGGTAGTGTTGCTTATGTATTGTTAGCTACTGCACAAGACAAAATTGCACCAGGTGGTACAACAATAGCATCCGGCACCCTAGCTGAAAATGCAGGTAAAGTGTATAACATCACTAGCCAGCGCGATTTGGTTACAACATTCGGTACACCTATTTTTAAAACAACAGCAGGCGGCGCCCCTATTAACGGCGACGAACAAAACGAATATGGCTTACTAGCTGCATACAGTGCTCTAGGCGTTAGTAACACTATGTATGTTCAACGTGCTAATATTGACCTAGCTAGCATTAACGGAACAACCACTAGACCATTATCTAATCCAGATAACGGCAGCTTCTGGTTGGATACTGCTAACACTAACTGGGGCGTATACGAGTGGAACGCAAGTACACAAAGTTTCGCACAAAAAGCAGTTACAGTTATCACAAGCACTGCTCAATTGACTGGCAACATACCTAACGTTTCCACTGGTTCTATCGGTGATTACGCAGTTAATACACTATTAGACACTAACCCTATATTCCACAAACGTTACGACAACACATGGCAACTAGTTGGTAACGTTAACTGGCAAGCAGGCGTTCCGACTATTACTGGTAGCGTAGCTAATGCTACAATTAGCGCAAACGCAAACATCACCGTTAACGGTACAAACGTAACAGTGGCGACTGGCGCGAACCTAACTACAGTAATCGACGCAATCAACACTGCGGCTATTACAGGTGTTACTGCAAGATTAAGTTCTGCATACCAAATTATCGTTACTGCTACACAAGCTGCAACTAACGGCGCAGTTGCGATTAGCAACGGCAACAACACCCCATTAACTGATTTGGGTATTACAGCAGGTACATACCTAGGCGCAGTAGCTAATGCAGCACCATACTACAACATTCCAGAATGGCAAAGTTCTAACTTGGCAGCTAACTTAGGCCGTCCAACTGGTTCTGTATGGCAAAAAGCCAGCGCAATCGGCAGCGGATTGAACATTGCAGTTAAAGAATATAACAGTTCTTCTAGCTCTTGGGATGCCAAGACAGTGGGTGACTATACTAGCTTGTTTGCTGCTAGTTACGGTCTAGATCCTACAGGTGGCGGCACTAACATCCAGCAAGATGTAGTGGTTGCAATTTATGCATCTTCTACAGGCAGCACCACTACTTTTGGTGAAGTGTTGTATCGTAGAAAGAATGCAGGTGCGTTGACTGTAACTGGCAGTACATCTAGCCCAGTGGCAGCTAACGTTGGCGCAGTATTCAACGTTACTACAAGAGCAAGTACAACTAGTGCAACTACAACCACTTATAACGTTACGATTGCAACATCATCGATTAATGGATTTATTAGCGCAGTTTCTGCAGCCAATATTCCAAACGTTACAGCAGGCCAACTAAGCACAGGCGAAGTTACATTGACACATGCACTAGGCGGCGAAATGTTTGTTAAAGACTTGGTTGGTACAGCACTGGCCAACGTTGGTATTACAACATCTGCAACTAACGTTTATGCAAGCCCGGTCACTGGTGACACTACATTGCTATGTACAAATTTTGAACCACTAAGCGTGGGCGGATATACTACTAGTGCTACACAGCCTTTTGTGGCTCCAAGCAATGATGTATATTGGTACTACAATACACCTAGCCGCGTTGACGTAATGATCAACACTGGTTCGGGCTGGGCAGGTTACGGCAACGTAGCAGCTGATATCCGCGGCTATAACCTAACACAAACAAACAGCACAGGTCCTATCATTAGCCCAACTGCTCCGACTACACAAGACGACGGCACTGCACTAGTGTATGGCGATTTGTGGTTAGATTCTGTTGACTTAGAAAACTATCCTAAGATTTACAGATGGCAATCAGTGACTGGTATCGACCAGTGGGTACTAATCGACACAGCAGACGCTGTTAGCCAAAACGGTTTAATCTTTGCAGATGCTCGTTGGGCCACATCTGGCACAGTAGATCCTGCAACAGATTCTATTCCAACTATCAGTGCCCTACGTGCAAGCAACTACACAGATTTAGACGCACCTGACGCAACTTTATATCCACGTGGTATCTTGTTGTTCAACACAAGAGCTAGCGGTTATAACGTCAAGCAATATAAGAGCGCATACTTCACAAGTGCAGCATACCCTAACGAAACATTGCCAACAGAGCAAGCGACTTGGGTAACAGTCAGCGGTTTCAGCGAAACAGGATTGCCAAACTTCGGACGTAAAGCTCAACGCGGTGTAGTAGTCAGCGCACTTAAGAGCGCAATCGACAGCAGCACATCATTACGCGAAGACCAAAACGTCTTCAACTTGATTGTTTGCCCTGGCTACCCAGAGTTGATTCCTAACATGGTTGCATTGAACTCAGACAAAGATAACACATCGTTTGTTATCGCAGATAGTCCATTGAGATTGCCTGCAACTGGTACAGACATCCAAAACTGGGCTAACAACGAAAGCGGTGTTACATTTACTGGCGAAGGTGGCCTTAACACCATCAGTCCGTATGTTGGTGTATACTACCCAAGTGGCCAAACTAACGATTTGAACGGCAACAGTGTTGTAGTTCCAGCAAGTCACGCATTGCTACGCAGTATTATCAAGAGCGATAGCATTGCTTATCCTTGGTTAGCGCCAGCTGGCACACGCCGCGGCCTAATTGATAACTTGAACGCTATCGGTTATATCGACGCCGACAGCGGCCAGTTTATTAGCATTGGCGTAACTCAAGGCTTGCGTGATGTTATGTATACAAACAAGATTAATCCTTTGACTAATTTACCAGGCACAGGTTTAGTTGTATACGGCCAAAAGACATTGAGCGAAACACCAAGCTCAATGGACAGAATTAACGTTGCAAGATTGGTTAACTATATCAGAAGCCAATTGAACGTTCTAGCTCGTCCGTTCTTGTTTGAACCAAACGACCCGATTACACGTAACGCAATTAGTGCAGTAGTTTCTAGCTTACTGAACGACTTAGTTGCCAAGCGTGGACTAACAGACTATCTAGTAGTTTGCGACGGTACTAACAACACACCAGAGCGCATTGCTAGAAACGAATTGTATGTAGACGTTGCAATTCAACCTACAAAAGACGTTGAATTTATATACATTCCAGTTAGATTGAAGAATCCTGGCGAAATCCAGGCTGGCAATCTAGCTAGCGCAACAGCCGTAGGAACAGGAGCATAATATATGGCAGTCTCATCGTTAACAAGATTTACAGTACCACTAGGTGGCAACCAAAGTGCTACTACACAGGGTTTGCTAATGCCAAAACTCAAGTTCCGCTTCCGTGGAACTTTTGAGAACTTTGGTGTTACTAACCCAAGAACTGAATTGACTAAACAAATCATGTCATTTGCTAGACCGCAAGTGACATTCGATCCAATCGAAGTTCCGGTGTATAACAGTAAAATTTACTTTGCTGGTCGCCCAACATGGAACGCTGTATCTGTATCGTTCCGTGATGATGCGGGTGGTAACGTAAGCCGTTTAATCGGCGAACAGCTACAAAAGCAATACGACTTCATGGAACAAGCAAGTGCAAGTTCTGGTATAGACTATAAGTTTATCAGCAGAATTGAATTACTTGATGGTGCCAATGGAACAACAGAGCCAACAGTATTAGAAACTTGGGAATTGTACGGTTGCTTCTTAACAGAAGTTAACTATAACGACTTAGATTACTCAAGCAACGATCCAGTAACAATTACATGTTCTATTCGTTACGATAACGCATTACAAACAACCACCCCGGGTGGTGTTGGTAATCCAGGTATTACTCAGTTTAATCCGTCAAGCGCGATTAC